GTTGATCAGCCAGCGGAAGTCCCTCCTGTTAATAGTTACCCCAATGACCAGTACAGTGTATTCCTGCCATTTGATGACGTTGACGAAAACCTAGAGCAATACAGTTGGTATGGCGAAACCTACGTAGGGACAGGCAAACATGACGGGGCTTTTGTATTTGACCATGAGGCAGTTCTATCAGTGCCTGTGCCAACCATTGACCCTAACGCATACAGTGTGGTTTTCTGGATAAACGCCACGGGTGTGAGATTCATTGGTGAGCTTGACGCCAAGGTAATCTGGAGGGGTGACATCAATAATCTTTCAGACCCTGTCCCGCATTATATCTTCAATACCAGCAAAAATTTTTACTCAGGGGATGTTTGTTACCACGACAGCTCTTTTCCTTTGCATAGTGAGGTAACTAGTGATTTGCTTGATGAAACTTGGCGTCACGTTGCTATCACCTATGACGGCGCAAGGAAATCTTTTTATCTAGATGGGGTGTTGAGACACACAGCAGTTGCGTCTCCTGCTCCTGTGGCAAATGACACGTTGAACTTTGGCGGCGTCCCTGGGTACTACTACAAGAACGGGTCTCTTGATGACGTGGGTTATTTTTCCCGAACCGCACTTACACAAGAACAGATTTACGAAATCTATAGCAGCCCCGGTCCTTTGGGTACACCCCCCTAAAAAATAATTTTTATAGTAACTTATTGAGTAGTTACGTACAAAAAAGGTGCAGTACCTGTAGTTAGGGTTCCTGCTGTTCAATACACACCGAATGATTAGTCTATATTAGACTACCCTGATCTAAAAATAGGAGTACTTTATAATGCCAGTAACAGAATCTCATATCCTGAGTAACCAGACAGGGTTGACTGTCGCGGAAGAGTTGTCGCCTAAAGTTTTGCCATTAAATCCTGTTTGGCGGGAGCTGGAACCCAACACGGAAGACATGGGCGCTAGTTATAGCCAGGTTGCACGAAGCCCTATCAATAGCAGCAGGCAGCGTCGTAAGGGGGCAGTTACTGACCTTGACTCGCAGGCTTCCCTTCAAGTGGATCTTACCACGGACCCTGTAGTACGTGACCTGCTTCAGGGCTATGTCTTCGCAGACATCGAGAATAAAGGCGTCAGCGAGAATGTACTTGGCAGCACGCAACGTCAGCACGCTATTGACTCTAGCACGGATGTGGTGACAGCCTCCGGCGACACGCCCTCCTTATCTGATGACTTCTCGCAAGGTGACCTAGTCTTAGTATCTGGGTCTTTTTCGGAAGCAAACAACGGCCTGTTTAAGGTTGATAGTGGGGCCACCGCAACCACATTGAGCCTTATCGCTGCGGATGGGACTGACGGATCAGTCAATACCGTGGACGAGTTGGCCACTTCGGAGATTACCCTAGTAAAGGTAGGGGCACAGGGCGGGTCTGGGGCCATTGAGGTATCTGCGACGGGTGGCTTCCCCCAGTTGACTAGCCTTTCCTTTGACTTTACCACTCTGGGTCTTGTACCTGGTGAGTGGATTTATGTTGGCGGCGACGAGCTAAGTACTAAGTTTGCTACTGCCGCAAACAACGGATTTGCGCGGGTCCGCTCGGTCACATCAAACGTAATCACGGTGGACAAGACATCGGATACTTGGGTGACTGACAACGGCGCAACTAAGCTAATTAGCCTATTCATCGGTCGGCGTCTGCGTAATCGCACAGGTTCTGCAATCAAGCGCCGCTCCTATCAGTTTGAGCGTAGCCTAGGAGCGCCCAATAGCGCGTCCCCCGGCCAGGTCCAGTATGAATATGTTACGGGCGCGGCACCTTCCATCGCCAAGATTGACCTTAGCACTGCTGACAAGGTCATGGTTGATCTTGAGTACATCGGCCTTGGGTACGAGACTCTAGATGCGGCCACCGGCAAAAAGAGTGGTACCCGCCCTACATTGGAAAGCGGGGATGCTTACAACGCTTCTAACCATGTCAAGCGAACATCCTTGCGTCTAGCGAGTGGTCAAAACCCCAACAACACGGATGAGTTCACTTACGCTGCGGACCTAGAGTTCTCCATCAATAACAACGTCAGCCCCCTGAAGGCCATTGGCACGCTTGGTGGGTTTGATACAAACGCCGGGGAGCTTACAGTTGATGCCTCGTTGACCGCATTCTTTGCCGACATTGTGGTTATGAGTCGTATTGCAAATAACGACGACATGACCCTTGATACGATTTTGGTCCAAGAAAACAAGGGGGTAGCGATTGATCTACCTTTGGTGACACTAGGCTCCGACAATCCGCAAATCTCGGCTAACGAGGCTGTAACTTTGCCTCTGACCATTACTGCGGTATCTGGGAACGCTATCTCTAGTACCTTGGATCACACGATCATGTTCAATTTCTTCGATTACCTACCAACAGCAGCAGGCTAAGTATATGGCACTTCGCGACCAATTTAAGACGGACAATAAACTCGAAAATGATGGCATCTGGCTGGAATTTGACGAAGTAAGAGTCCGTGTTCGGCGAGCGGGAAAGTCTAACAAAGCATTTCTAGCTGAAATGGCCAAGCACCAACGTGCCTTGAGTATTGGTGCAATCCGAGGCTCAAAAGCAGACAAACTGGCGTATGAGGTATTCGGCAAGACGGTAGTTTGCGGATGGGAGACTATGGTTAAGGGCCAATGGGTAGAGGGTATTGACCCATTGGACGCGGGCAAAAAGGCTTCTAAGACAGGAGACCTTCTCCCAGCAACTAGCGAATTTATTATTGATGTGTTCAACGAGTTGCCGGAGTTCGCGGATTTGGTGATCAGCCAAGCTTCTAACCATGAGTCATTTCTTGCTGAAGTTAGGGAGGAGAAAGCAAAAAACTAAGGGAGGCCCTCCGTTATGCGTTGACGGAGGGCAAGTTTGAACAAAAGGCGCTGGAGATGTGCATCCATCAAGGGATGCCTCTTCCCGCTCGAATTGAGAACGCTCCCCAGCCTGCGGAATGTTGTATACTTTTCTGGGCTGCTTTCCACGAACTTACCAGCACACGCTCCATCGGATTCTCTATCGGCCCAATCCCTTGGACGGCAGTAAAAGCATGGGCGGATGAGCATGAGCTTGTAGGTAGTGTACGCGAAGACCTTTTTTTCTATGTATCCGCGATGGACGAGGAGTTTCTGAATCATCATGTCAAAAGTGACTAACCACAAAACCTTTAAGTCACTTGTGCTGAATCTTAAACGCCGCGCTAAGTGGATGCAAATGAATGCGGATGAGAGGCTAAAGACAGCAGCGACAACTGGTTTACATTCTGTTGCTATGGGTACCCCTGCTGACACGGGTCTTGCCCGCTCTAGTTGGAAGGTAGGGATAAACCGTATACCCGATATCACGCCTAGAAAGCGTCCTTTCTTTCCTGGGAAAAACTTGGGGATGGATGAGGGTTCCAATGCTATGGGATCAATCCGAGCAGGCTATAGACGGCTCAAGCGGGTTAAGGCCCACCATACGGTTTATATTCTAAATACCCAGCCCTACCTCAACAGCCTAAACGACAGCCCAGGGAAAAGCCCTCAGAATCGCCACTTTATTGAGAAGGCTCTAGACAAGGTTAGAAGGGTTCACTATAGCAGGTCTTTGTTAGGAAAGCCGGTAAAAGCTAATTCTTTTAGGGTGAGAAGCAGTGGCTAGTACAAGAGATACTCATGTGATGGAGTTCCAGACTAGAGGTCTGGGAAAGTCTAAACGTGCCCTAGAGGGGACCGGAAATTCCGCTATGCGCGCCGGTAAAAGAATAAAATCACTGGGTGCTGCTATGGCAGCACTCGGTGGCCTTTCTGCCGGTGCTTCTTTGATAAAGCTGGGGGATGACTACAAGCAACTGCGCAACCGTATTCGCCTGACGACTGGTAGCGTTAAAGAGCTGAACTCCGTTCAAAACCACCTAATGCGTATTTCAAGAAGCACGCGAACTGATGTACGGACTAATGCAGAGGTTTTCAACCGGATGGGGCTGGCTGTAAAGGGACTAAGTTTCAGCCAAGCAGACGTAATCAAGGCCACCCAAGCCCTGAATGCTGCTATGCAGGTGTCGGGGGCTAGTGCAGATGAGGCGAGTGCCTCTATTATCCAGTTTACTCAAGGGCTGGCGTCTGCCCGTCTTGCGGGCGACGAGATGCGCTCCATTATGGAGCAGACACCGAAGGTTATTGATGTCATCCTCCAGCACGTCAATGCAGTGGAGAATCTAAATCTCGCCCGTGGTGACGCCAAGGAAATAGCCATGACGGGCTTTTTCAACCCTGAGCGTGTCTTTGGGGCGCTTATAAGCAAAGCTGGTGACGATGCGATTAAGGAGTTTGAGGAGACCCAAAAGACCATGCGGCAGAGCATTACTGTTCTCCGCAATGAGTTCCTTATTTCTATTGGGGAGTACATGGATGTAATGGGGGTAGATTCTGGTCTGAGCAGGGTTCTGGAGTTAATCAGCGAAAACGCAAAGGGAATAGTTCGCATTCTTGGGGCGGCGGGGCTTTTGGGGGCAATAGCCACCCTAGGGTCCGCTATGGGTGTACTTTTAACCCCCTTTACTGCCACCTTAGCGGGCCTAGTTGGGCTTATGTCGAATATGGATAAAATTAAGCTGGGCGTGGTAGAGAAAACCAATGTGTTCGCTGTGGACATAATGAACTCTTTTCTTCACAACAGCATAGATACCTTAAAACAGGTAATGGCGAAGAGTTCGGAGAAGATGCAGAGCCTTTTAAACCTTCAGGAAGACGGCCCAGGATTACATAACATCCACCGAGTCCTCTCAGGAGCCGTAAAAGGGGCAATTGCCTTCATAAAAGTTAATGTGTTAGCGGGTATGGTCCTAGTGGAGAACCTTTTCATTATAGGAAAGCAGTTATTTAACAAGATGACTGAGATCATCGAACGTATTTATAAGAAGATACAAGATCTTCTCCAATCCTCCCAAGGTTTAGTATCCCACATCAGGGTAAAGACGGGCTTGGACACTGTAGGTCCAGAACCAATGCAAAGCCCTGCCCCAAGGAAAAAACCTGCTTGGCAATCAGGAGCGGACAAGATGTTTAAGTTAGCATTGGGGGATTCTTTGCCCGAACGCCGCGAAGGCGAGATGAAACTCTTCCATTTAGGAAGAGGGATAGGTAATTTCTTGGGTAGTATGTTCGAGAAGGAGGACCCAGATTTATTTGAAACCAACGATATTGCGTTAAGAGGGGTGCCGCCAAGGGTAAAGCAAACAGCCCCTGGGCTTCCGCTACTGCCTGCGACTCCCGTTTCTCCTCCTCGTGATATCGTTGGGGAGTCGCTAGTTAAGATCCAGACAGCCTTTGCTGGCGCTGAAGAAGCTATCTTGGGGTTTACTGCTAATGTTGTAACTGACTCCCTCCAGCACGCACGGAACCGGGAGCAATCCCAGCGGCATCTTATGAAAAGGCTTAATATCAACCCAGACGAGGAGTTTGAACTTCTAGGAACAAGCGCCTTCCCTGCGGGAGGCAATTCTGGCAAAGCGGGCAAGCCTGGGCAGTATAAGGTCGATGCCTTGATAAAAGAATTAGCCATTGAGGGGGAGGCGATCCTGAAGTTCTCCCAGTCACAGTTAAGCATGGAGCAAAAGCATTTAGAGATCATCAGCAGGTACAACCATATACTTACCGAGGGCGTAAACGGCACCAACGAACAGATACGAAAGCTATTGGCTCGTAATGAACTGGCCAAGATTGCGGCACCTATCAAAGAACGGTTTACTCGCTCAGAGGATGTTATTAGACAAAGGGCCGCAGACATGCTGTTGGACCGCGAAGACATCACCCCTAGGCAGCATACCCTTGTCACACAAGAGAATCGCCTAAGCGCACTTTCCGAGTCCCAGACCATGATGGCAGGCGCAGAGCGGGCATTGATTCAGTTGGAGCTTCAGGCCGCAGACTCCGCAGGAAACATGGAGAGTGTATTAACAAACGCCTTCCAAGGGGTTGAGGACGCATTGGCCAAGTTCGTAGAGACAGGTAAGTTAGACTTTAAGAGTTTGGTTTCCTCTATCCTTTCCGATATGACCAGGCTCGCCATCAAGGAGAATATTACACCCTTGTTGGCACAGGGCGTTCGGGGGGCATTGGGGATGATTGGTCTATCTGCACCCAACCCCGCAGCAGCCGCCGGTGGAGACTCAGGGGGTGTAACCAACGTCTTTCAAATTCAAACTCCAGACGCGGCAAGTTTTCGAACCTCTATACCCCAGCTCACAGCCACCGCAGCAGGAACAGGAGGAAGATAATGGGTTTCCATGACGTGAGAATGCCGGAGGAGTTGGAGTATGGCTCAGTCGGCGGACCCTACTTTCAGACCCAAGTTAGTACCACGGATGCCGGGTTTGAGCAGCGGATTAGCCGCTGGAATCAAGTCCGCCATAAATACACCGTGCAGATGAAACTGACATGGCTTCTGGGTCAGCAGCTACGGGAGTTTTACATTGCCCGCCAAGGGGCCGCTCACAGCTTTCGCTTTAAGGACTGGATGGACTACCGTACCCCTGCCACGGGTTTTAGTGAAGGTCAAGGGGGAGCAACGATAAGTCCCACGGACCAAGTAGTTGGGGTAGCAGACGGGGTTACTTCCCAGTTCCAACTAGCAAAGAGATACACAAGCGGCGATACGACGCGGGTGCGTACTATCTCAAAGCCTGTTGAAGGTACTGTGAGTGTTGCAGTTTCGGGGGTAACCCAACCTCAGAATACTTGGAGCATTGATTACAACACAGGGCTTTTAAGCTTTTCTTCCGCTCCCACCTCCGGTGAGATTACTTGGGGTGGGGAGTTTGATGTAGAATGTCGTTTTTCAGAGAGCGCAGACAAGCTTCTTCATCTTCGCTGGGAAAGTCATGGGTCTATCTCTATTAATAACTTGGAGCTGGTAGAGGTAATGTCCCAAGACTCTCCGAGCGATGAGGTCTACTATGGGGGTAGTTTTGAGGGAGATATAGATGCCGAACAGCACCTAGGCTGGTCCAGCCCTATGCTACAGGTGCTAGACCCATATGAAGGGGACGCTATGGTGACTCTGCCAGCGCCAGACTCTAACTCCCCCCACTCAGGTGGCCCTTTCTTCGTTATTTGCCACGGAGGGCCTCTAAACGTCATTACAGTAAATGACGCATCAACCTCCACTGTGGTTACTATTTCTGCGGGTGAGAGTTACATGTTTTTCCTTCTGATTACTCCAACGGGGCATCAGTGGTATGCGGTCTAGGTCCATCTACGGCGGTAGCCTGGAAGTTCAGTTCACTGGCTCCGACATTAAAATGGACCCACGAACAAGAGTACTTTCTCTAATAGGGGTATCCTCCAACGGAGACGGGCGGTTAATTTTACCTGTAGCTGCCCCTGCTGGGGGTTTTTTCTATATCACGGGCGGAGACATTGACATCCTTGAAGGGGAGACCGTAGTAGGTAACTCATCTGGCGGAGTAATTGCTTTTTCAACCAAAACCGGCTGGGTTCTACGAAGCCCTGCGGATAGTTCTACTACTACTCTCACGGGATTAGTACAGGAAAGATCCCTAGTAGTTGAGATTAACCCAACATGGCAACAAAGTTTCTCTTTTAATTTAATAGAGTATCTAATCTCCATCGACAGCCCTGTCGTATGGCCAGAAAACTCTCATGTTAAGTGGAATATTAAAGTAATTCATCCCGCTAATAAAGTTTTGATGGCTTTCAGCTTTTCTTATGCCGAAAGCACATTCGATGGGACACCCTATACAGGAAAAGATGACCCTAAAAGCTTTGCTTTTAGGGTAGGAGAGCCGGGAAGCTACCTTGTTAATGGAATCGAGGTAGAAATCTTTGTCCACCAGACCCCCACTATATTGTTGACCAATTATGGGTATATCCTAGGAGGGGGCGGTAGTGGCACCGAGGGTGACCCAGTGGGGTACCAAGGGCAAGGATCTAGCGCCATACTGGCAGATCTCCCGATGACTATCGACAATAGGGGCTGGATACTAGCTGGCGGCGGTGGTGGTTCAGTGCCTGTTGGTGACACAGGCATAGCTTGCTCTGGCCAAGGATACTCTAGGGGGGAACCATTTATAGGAGAAAATTACCCAGGTAGCGGGAGTACTTTTTTAACAAAACATGGCTTTACACCAAAAGGGACGATAGATTACATCGGCTGGGCTTATATAAAAAATGACATATATAATGATAATGCCTATATCCATTGCGCTCACGGGGGTGCATGGGGATGCCCAGGGCAGTCAATAGGAGGGGCTAGAGGGGGCCAGCCGGGGCTTTTAGTGTCTAAGGCGGAGAATGTAACTTGGCTGGCTGTGGGGGTGGCACAGGGGCTTTGCCGGAACTTAGTGGATAATATATGGGAGCTATACCTAGCTCTCCCAGAGACCTATATAGATTCTTCAAAGGAGCCATTGGACCCATCGGCCACCCCTGTTGATCTAGGTGAACTGCTCCCATACTACGGCTATTCCTCTACTACTCCCTCGCAAGTTATAGTCCATGTCCAGAACGGATGCCTATTCGCCAACCCCAGTGATGTCAGAGTTCTATTTTACGATCCTGATCAATATTTATCCCTTGGTCCTCCTTTGTATGGCAGAGCATTCAGAGAGCTTAGGGCACCTCAATTAAGTCATACTCCAGTCCTATCTACTGGATCTGCTCATCACCCAATGACAAGCATCTCTATCAATGTCGATATTGGATGCCGTATCATTGGCCACGGTGCCTCTGCGGTAAGAGAAGGTCCTCATCCGAATGGGGGAGATGCTATTGTAGCCCAACATGACATCACGGTTAATAACAAAGGTAAGATAATTGGGGGAGGAGGAGCCGGGGCTTCCCTTACAGAGGATAGATTATCAGGGTTCCCTGGTTATTCTTATACAGGCGGTTCTGGGGCAGGATTGCCCAACAGTACACCCTCCTCCCCCTCTAGTATAAATGGGGGTGAGATTCTACCTTACCTCTCTACTCCTGCCAATGGAGAGAAAGACGATGACGGAAACATAATTGGCGGCTCTGGGGGCGAGTATGGCAGAAATGGCAACTACCCAGAGGGAACGCCCCCGCTGCCAGAGGGCGTTACAGGATGGATAATTCAAGAACCTTCCCTAGCCGGGTGGGCAGTAAAGGAAGAAGGAGGGATCTCTACTATATTAGGTAATGGTCTTTTTATAGGAAGGAGCGTCTAGTGTTAGATATACCCTCTCAGTTATCCCCATTTCCTGGGGCACAGGTTTTGCGTTTTGTATCCTGCTGGCACCTAAGCCGAAAAGACGGTATAGTCATACGCCTTACAAATCACGATGAAAGAATTGTTCTTTATGATGAGGTTTATTACCCTAGGGGTACAATTAACCAAGCGGCCCTAGAGCGTAAAGATGGCTACCAAGAATCCAAACGTGAAATGGTAGGTGTCTTGTCTAGCGATCGTATAACCCATGAAGACCTAATCTCTGGGGCTTACAGGGATGCTCATATCATTGAGCATCTAGTAGACTGGAAATTTCCCAACGCCGGTGCAATAGAGTCTACTGATTATTGGATAAATAAAGTAGAGATGACTGACCATCAATGGAAAGCAGAGGTTGGTGGCCTTGCTAGATTTCTCAGCCCTTCTGTTGGGGAGGTCTATGGTAGAAACTGTCGTCATGCTTTGGGTAATGAAATGTGCAAAGTAAATATATTATCTTATTCTACACCGGGAGTATCTGTAGAGAGCATCTCAAATGCCCGCACTCAGTTTACCCCTTATCCTCGGCTAGGAGAGGAGTTCATTTATGGCAAGTTGATCTGGGAATCTGGCAGCAACCTTTCTACATCTCAAGAAATACTCTTGATAGATACCGAAACCGGGGTTGTTTCTTTGTCTGACCCCGCTCCGCGTAATATCCAGGAGGGTGATACTTTGTCTGCCTTCCAAGGCTGTGATCGTCTTCGGGTTACTTGCCACGAAAAGTTCAACAACGCAGAAAACTTTGGGGGCTTTCCTTTTATCCCTAATCGTGACGCCCTTATCGAAGTACCTGGTCTATCTGATGATGAATAGAATAGAGTATACAGCATTATCTCTTAGGGGCACTCCTTTTAAGCACCAAGGAAGAGATTTAAAGGAAGGGCTAGATTGTGCGGGTCTGGTAGCTTATGTACTTAAAAAGTCAACTGGATTATCCCCTAGCATTCCTGATAACTACCCGAAATCTGTGAGAGGATCTTACATTGTTGATGTTCTGGAAGATCACCTAGAAAAAGCAGATGGTCTCCCTATAGGTGGAGTTGTGACTTTTTGGATAGATAAACCGGGTATTGTTAGGCATTTAGGTATTATCGTAAGAGATGGTTTTGTACACTCCTCTCCCTCCTATGGCACCATGTTTCAGTCATGGACTGATAAATGGGAAAAAAGAATACAGAATGTATATGTATATCGAGGAAAATAATGGCTGAGATTGTATTAGCAATTGGCGCTCAGTCTCTTGCCACCAGCATGGGGCTAGGGGCAACAGGGGTTTCAATAGCAGGCGCAATAGGTACAGTTGCCGGAGCCGCTATCACCAGTTCGTTGAGACCTGGCCCTCCTACGGAATTCGGTCCTAGGTTATCTTCGATGGATATTACAGGCTCCGAGGAAGGTAGCCCTATACCACGTATTTACGGACCAGAGGCTAGAGTAGACCGTACACAGCTTTTGTGGAAGGGACCTCTTATAGAAAATAAGAGTACTACCCAAACTGCGTCAAAGAATCGTGCGCGTATTGTTGAATTTAGCTACTACATAGATGTTGCAATCGCCGTGTGCGAAGGGCCTGTCGAGAACATCTCTAAAATAAGAGCAAATGGAAAAGTAATCTATGATGTTGCCGAACCTCAAGTAGGTTTTGCCCACTATCAAAGCATAAGCCTTTACTTAGGTACTCCCGGCCAAACCCAAAACTCCCTAATGGAAGCGGCGGAGAATCCAACGGGGGACGGCATCCCAACCCCCGCATATAGAGGAATTTGCTACTTTGTAATAGAAAAACTTTCTGTGGATCAGTTTGGCAGGCAGCTTCCCACATTTTCAGTTGAGTTGTCCGCTACTACTGGGTGGGAGTTTAATTACCCTAGTAGTGGAGACGTGGTATGGGACGAAAGCACAGACCAAGCTTATATCTACGACCCTGATGTTATTCCTGGGGGGTGGAGCAGACATCGAATGGGGTACCAAGAGGGGGATATTATAGTAGATAGCCTAGCGATGGACCCTCCAGAGGATGCCCCACCTGGAACCAAGGTGCTTGTTTTTGATGATGCTTTAATCGGAGCAGATCCTATCTGGACTTTCCTTCTATACGACTCACAGTGGGTGGGTCGAAATTGGGGAGAACCAGGTCTGTGGGTAAAAGAGGAAAATACTCACTATGATGTTTATTTCAAATTAGTGGGGACCAGTTGGCATGTTGACCGACTGGTACCCACATCTACGCCCTTTAGCCCAAACATGATGCAAGTGGATAGGATGATAGGCAGTACCCTGCCCATACTGGGGGAGGAGGATATAGGAAAGAGGTATGCCAGTCTCTATGGATACATACCAGTGTCCTCCTCCAACTGGCCTGGGGCTGTCTTTGTATACGAGGGATTTGGGGTGACTTCCACTGGGGCCTTCTTCCCCCGCATGGGTCAAATTGCCAATAACTTCAGCGGGGGGTACACAACAGGCGATGCAGTAGCGGAGTTGACAGCGCGCAGCGGGCTGTCCACTGAACAGGTTGATGTTTCCCAAATTACCTCACCCTGTCACGGCATTTTGCTTTTGGATAAGGAGCCTATTGGCAATACGCTGACTACTCTTTCCCACGCATACGGCTTTCGTAGTCAAGTTAAATCCGGCAAGCTAGTATTCTTCCCTCAAGGCAAAGAGCAAATAGCTTATTTGGGTGAAGAGGATATTGGCACTCAAGGCGGAGAAAAGCCCGGTATTTCTATCACTGATGTATCCGATTTAGAGCTTCCTAGGGATGTCAATGTACAGTATATTGACAGGGACGAGGATTACACCGTCGGGTCACAGAGAGAGTTACGGGTCAATGCCGAGGGGGTAAACTCTATATCCTTAAATCTACCTATCACTATGACAGGTTCGGATGCAAGAAGCGCAGCCTCTCGCTTGTTGTGGGAAACTTGGTCAGAGAGAAGAACTGTTTCTTTTAGCCTAGGGCCTCGCTGGGTTACACTACAAGAGAATGATGTGGCGGTCTTGGACTGGGCAGGAACTAGGTACCATGTAAGGATTACCCAAATAAAACGTGGCTTCAATTACCAGCATGATGTTAAAGGTGTAATCTTTTCTATTGCCCCTGGCGAATCAAGCCCCCCTGTTTACCTCTCCTCCTCCCCACCGGCGGAAGCAGGGGGCAGCGTCTCTTCTGGAGGAGGAAGAGAAGAGACATATATCCCCCCTGTTGTCACCTACCAACTGATGGACCTACCCCCGCTAGTGGGCAGCGAATTTGACATAAAGGGTGTATTCTATGCCCAGACTACAGCCACAACATTTAAGGGGGGTACTTACAATTTCGCAAACGACCCCTCTGGTCAATATGAAGAAAGAAAAACCACCAATAGTGTAAAAAGCACTATGGGGACAGCAGACACTGTACTCCCTACTACTCCCTCCCCTAATGTTTGGGATGAAGCCTCTACCCTAGATATCACGCTAGTCGAAGGGGTTTTATATAACTCAAGTAAACAAATGGTTCTGGCGGGATCAAATATGGCGGTGGTTGGGGTTTTTGACCCTAACTCGGTGGACTACGGGTTTGAGATTATTGGGTTTGCTAGAGCGGAGAGCCTAGGTGGGACCTCCTATAGGCTAAGTACCCTCATAAGAGGAAGGCGCAATACCCAAGATTACGTAGGGCGTCATACTGCCGGGGAGGATTTTATTCTCTTAACCGAGTCACAGATTACTTTTCTCCAACTAGGGGCAACTGATCTTGAGGTTTTCCGTTATGTAAAATACATCCCAGTAGGGGCTGTTGAGGAAGACGTGGAGGAAAAGGTAATCCGCGTTGTGGGCAACACTACCCGTCCTTTTTCTCCTTCGGCGGTGAAAGGTAACTATGTTGCCGGAGACTGGCACCTAGGATGGAACTTCCGCAGCAGGGTTCCTCAGACTACATTCAATGGGTTTGATCCTGTCAACCCAGAGGGGCCTGAGACCTCTTACCTACTCACTTTCTATACAGACAGTAGCTTTGATACAGTAGCGGGTACCCAAATAACATCTGGGACATCCTATACCTTTACCTCTGCTGCTCAGACAACACTCTTAGGTTCTCCGCAGACTACTGTTTACGTTTCTGTAGAGCAAAGAATAGCAAGTTCAGATGGCGGAGGGTTCTCGGAGCCTCTTAATTATTCTTTGATTTCCTCAAAACAGCAACGATCCACCCTTACAGCATAAAGAGGATATAATGTCCACAACTACACTAGGTCTTCCCTTGATGTTTGAGGGCCAGACAGGAAATGAGATACAATACAACGAGATGATCGTTTGGGTAAGTGCCCTATTACGCACTGGCGCAAAAGACATTCTTAACACGCCACCCGGCTCCCCCACCCAAGAAGACACCTACCTAATTGGCCCAGCGCCTACTGGGGATTGGGTAGGAAAGCCTTACTACATTGCTACCTACATCGGAACAGCATGGAAGACCATTTCGCCGCTAGAGGGCTGGTCCCTTTGGATCGACGAAGAAGACGAAAGGTACACCTATGACGGCACAAGCTGGGTCGTTTACGGCGTTAAGAAGGAGTCCGTGTCAGTTACTGGGGTAGTCAGCAAGTTCGCCGGTAAGCATGTAGTCAACCTGACAGACACTCTAACCCTGACAGTACCCGACCCTACGACGTACAACGCCAACGAGCAGCAGCGTACAGAGTTAATCCTGCGGGTACCTGGGGCGCATACAGTAACCCTAGCCACCCCCTCTGGTGTATTTCGCTCGGACCTAGCTCCCAGCGGAGTCTCCTCCCCTACATTATCAGGACAGTATGTACAGCTTTCGCTGCACACTGATGGAACTGATTGGATTACCTACGCAAACGGAGGGATCGCTTAATGCGCTGCCTACTTCTTTCTCTACTTCTCGCCATTACGGCTCTGGCCGGTCCTGTCCCACTAAAAGTTGACAATCAGACTGGCGATATCTACCCACCCCCTGGGCAGGTAGTAAACCTTCCAGCCGGGTCCACAATGGGTAACGTGCCAATTGCCACGGGAACTGGAGCCGTCATTACAATTAGTGATGATGGCAGCGTTACGGCTACTAATATTAGTACTATTGACTTTGGCTCAGTCCTGGACATTAACATTGCCGGGTCTGAAGCAGATGTAACTTTGACAATCTCAGAAGCAAGCGCCGCAACGCCTACCTTGACTGACACTTTTCTTTTGGGAGATGCCAGTGACAGTGGTCTTATCAAAAGGGCTACTCTATCCGAGCTTAGGACCCTGATTGATACTGGCGGAAATAGCCTGATAGTTATCAAGGAGGATGGGGGGCTTACCACTACCAAGGCCACCACAATAAACTTAGGTACTGGTCTGGATTGGACCTGGGCTGACCCAGAAGCTACGCTGGACCTAGATATAAATGAGTATGGCTCGGCTACCCCCACCCTTGTAGATACTATCTTGATTTACGATGATAGTGCTGCGGCTGTAAAGAAGTCAAGCCTAGTTAATGTACAGGCTCTAATTGACACAAATACCACGTATACTGCTGGGGCCGGACTTACTCTTGCGGGTACAGTGTTTTCACTCGATCATCTTGGCTTTCAGGATATGACAGACCCCAATGGCGACCGAATTACCTACTGGGACGACACGGCAGGAAACATGGACTGGCTTTTTGTAGGCTCCACCCTTCAAATCGTAGGGTCTATCCTTAACGTAGCCGCAGACAGCATCGGAAACACAAAACTAGCAGAAATGGCACAATCCACCCTAAAGGGCAGGCAGTCGGGAGCGGGCACTGGAGACCCACAGGATCTGACAGCGGCTCAGGTGCGCACAATCCTAAACGTGGAAAACGGGGCGACTTCTGACCAGACAGACAGCGAGATCGAGACGGCCTACAACAACCAAGTAGCGCAGGTGTCTACAGCCGAACGTACTGCTGGTACGGAGACCGCAATCCGACGGTTAAGCCCTGCTGATATTCACAGCATGATTGATACCCATGGTGCGGGCGGAGGTGCAGGCGGGTCTGGCACGGTTAACAGAGTCAAGGATGATGGGCTACAGGTAGGGGAAGCGGATATCGTCACTATCGATGTGGGGCTTGGGCTAAAGGCCACTGAGTCCCCTGATAAAGAAATAAACCTGGACCTAGACATTGCCGAGCTTCCGCTCACTTCTCTTAATACATTGGACTCATTGGTGTTTATGGATGCCTCGGATAGCAACCTACCCAAAAGAAACACATTGTATGCGTTGAAGCTTATGATTGATACAGATACTGACACAGACACGCAGTTGACAGAAGAGCAGGTTGAGGATTTTATTGGCAATGGCCTCACAGGCAACACAGAGACCGGAATTACCGTCACATATCAAGACGCAGATGGCACATTTGATTTCGTAGTTGACTCTATCACAGCGGCTGATCTAGGGGCGGCAAGCGAAAACATTGAGGCAGACGGGACAATTCGGTGGGAGGACGCGGGGGCGTTGGATTCTAGTGGAAACCTGACAACTACTTATCTTGTAGCGACGGATATAGACACCGAGTCCGAGTTTGAAACTTTGTTGACTAACGTCACAAACGTCTTTACTAACAACGATATCTCATCTTTTGGGGCCAGCCTTGTTGATGATGCCGACCAAGCATCTGCCCAGACTACATTGAACGTAGACCCAGCAGGCACGGATAACTCTACAAATGTAACATTGGCAGGCACACCAGACTACGTAACTTTATCCGGCCAAGTGCTAACAAGGGGACTAGTTGATGTAACTACTGATATTACGGGTGTTGTACCTATCTCTAACCTAGCGACAGGTACCCCAAACGGAAGCAAATTCATCAGAGATGATGGCGTTCTTGCTGAAATAGCGGGTGGAGGTGATGCCCTTGTCGCGAACCCACTTTCCCAATTTGCAACGACCACATCTCTTCAATTAGCGGGGGTTATCTCAGATGAGACAGGAACTGGTGCTGTTGTACTCAGTACTTCTCCTACTCTGGTTACCCCGGCATTAGGTACACCATCTGCTGCGATTCTGACTAATGCTACTGGATACCCAGGGGACGAGAGTCTTCTTACTACAGGTACAATTGGTACAGGAACTTGGCAGGGTACTGCTATTGCAGATCCTTATATTGCCAGTGCTGCAACATGGAATGGAAAGCAAGATCAAGCAAATGTGCTAGATGACATAACAGCAACGGGTACAGCAACAGCAGCAGATCAAATCATAGTATCGACAGGAGCAGGTACCTTTTCTTTGGAAAGCGGATCAACACTTTTAGCCTCTATCGGTGCTGACCCAGCAGGCACGGATAACTCTACAAATGTAACATTGGCAGGCACACCCGACTATGTAACTCTATCTGGCCAGGTGCTAACAAGGGGGCTAGTTGACGTAACTACCGATATTACGGGCGTTGTGCCTATCGCTAACCTAGGTACAGGTACTCCAGACGGAACTAAATATTTGAGAGACGATGGGGTATTTGCTAACCCTGGGATAAATCATTTGAGTGATGTAAGTATCTCTGATCCATCAGAGAATGACATTCTTGTGTACGACACAGGGAGCTGGGTGAACGTTGAGAGTGTCCCAAGCGCAGACAGAACTCAATTTAAAATACGGAACGAAACAGGTTCTACTATTTCGGCAGGTACACCAGTCTACATTTCTGGTTTTTCCGGCGGTCAGGATGTGCCACTCGCAGCCGCTGCCGATGCCTCTTCCGCAATTACAATGCCAGCGATTGGAGTTCTAAAAGAAGACCTTTCAAACAATTCAACGGGTTACTGTGTTTCTCTTGGCTCAGTTGTAAACATCGACACTTCAACTTTTTCAGCGGGTGACACACTTTACGTTGCAAATGGTGGAGGGTTTACAAAAACCAAACCTACTGGAACAAATCTAATCCAGAATATCGGTAAATGCTTAAAAGTAAACACCACAACTGGGTCAATAGAAGTTATGGGAGCAGGTAGATCAAATGATGTACCAAACATCACTTCTGCCAATTTCTGGGTAGGTAACGCCTCCTCAGTTGCAACGCCTGTGGTAATGAGTGGGGACGCAACTATGACGAATGCTGGTGTTGTTTCCCTTGCTGGTAATTCAGTCAGCGATGCCGAAATTGCATTGGTAACTCCTGCTCTTGGTACCCCTTCCTCCGTGGTTTTGACTAACGCTACAGGTTACCCCGGCGATGCCAGTCTTGTAACCACAGGTACAATTGGGACAGGAACTTGGCAGGGTACTGCTATTGCTGACGCCTATATCTCAGGTGCAGCGGGTTGGGATGCCAAACAAGCCCAGGCGGATATCCTTGATGATATTGGTGCGGTAAGCGCGCCGGGAGCGGCAGATCAGGTCTTGGTTTCGACTGGGGCAGGCGCGTTCGCTTTGGAGTCTGGCGCTACACTTCGCACGAGCCTGGGACTGGCAATCGGGTTTGATGTCCAACCTTATAACCCAATCGTGGCAGATAGTCAGGACACACTAGGGTATTTCTCATCGACGACTTCCGCCGAACTGGCAGGAGTTATCTCAGATGAAACAGGTACTGGTGCTGCTGTATTTGGCACTTCGCCTACTCTTGTTACCCCCGCGCTGGGTACCCCATCCTCCGTGGTCTTGACTAACGCGACAGGGCTACCCGTCGCAGGACTAGCCGCCAGCACATCAGCGGACATGGCAACCGTTTTATCGGATGAGACAGGTACGGGCGCTGCGGTCTTTGGTACCTCCCCTACCCTTGTCACCCCCGCGCTGGGTACCCCATCTGCTGTGGTCTTGACTAACGCTACAGGTTACCCCGGAGATTCCAGTCTTGTAACTGTCGGGACGGTTGCCACAGGGACTTGGCAGGGTACACGTGTAGACAGCGACTACCTAGATCTGTCCGTAAAACTACTGGGCCAATGGTACGACATGATGGCAGACGCTGCGGCGTGGAAGCCCGATAGTACGACAGGCCCAGAGACGGGAGACTCCGACGAGCATACGATTAAGGCGTTCTCTGGTATCGCATCCGAAACTGCCCGTATCAAGCCAATGATGCCCCGGTCGTGGAACGAGGGCACTGTGAAGGTCACGGTAGCATGGAAGGGCACTACAGGCGCTGCGCCTGGCGATGGGGTGGCTTTCGTGATCTCTGGGGCATCCGTCGCAAACGATGGCGCTTGGCCACCAACCACCGGCAGCGCAGTCACATTTACTGATACTGTGATTGCAGTTGGGGACATGCACTATGTCACCTCTGGGTCGATCACTGTTGCTGGGGCTGCTGCTGGAGTCCTTACTGAGTTTGAACTGTATCGTGACCACGACCATGTCTCAGACACCATGACGGAAGACCTCCATCTTTACTCAGTCCTGCTACACTATCAGAAAGCCAGCACAGAGGTGGCAGCACCATGAAGTATATAATACCATGCCTACTTCTAGTATTGCAACTATCGGCAGTAGATGCTTGGCCTAGCTGGGCAAATGACTGGGGCTTGCGTATTGGAATCACTACCGACTCCTCGAAGATTGACAGCGCAGCTACAATACCTGCATTATTTGACCTGTCTCAGATCGGTTCAGGCGATGCTTTCTGGACTGATGTAGATGCAGACGGAGACGACATTGTAATGGGACTCGGAGGTACTTCCGTTGACACCAGAGTGGCTTGCCACGTTCTTGATTTCGACAAGACCGCTAAGACTGGATACGTGGTATATGCAGGCAGTGATAATAGTACCTCTACGAATGTGGTATATTATATCTACGCCAGCAACGCAACTGCAACTCCACCCGCGATAGATGCAGCATATGGGCAAGAGGCTGTGTATTCAGCAGCAGGGTGCGTAGTCGCGCACCATTTTACAGGGGCATCAGTAACGGATCTCGACGATTACACCGCGTCAGACGTAGACTTTGAGACGGATAAAAACTTCCCTCTTTACAACATAGTTGGTAAGCACGGATATGCTTACGAAAATAGCGTGGGCAACGAACACTTGAAATCTGAACCGGATCCTACTCCTGCTCTGCCGGTGATTAGTAGTGATGTGTGCCTTATGATGTGGGTCTACCCTAGTGATGTAGTCGGCAATGAGCAAATTATGGGATTTCAGTACGATTACTCAAATGGCCCATCTATGCGCCTGACAACAAATAAACCTCAGACTCGTACGGAGAATACAGTGTTAACCTCTGCAAATCCGATATCAATAAACACTTGGTACCAATTTGCTGTCACTTGGGACTCCAGCAACTTGAAACTTTACGTGGATGGAACTGAAGAAGCGACGGTAGCCAAATCAGGAGCAATGACGCCTACAACTAACCCCACATATAAACTGCTCCAAATTGGGTCGTTTGCTACAGGCTCTGAGCATTATCACGGCAGAGTGGACACGATGATGATCTTTAATGTCAGCGGAACGCCGACTGCTGGTTTTGTGTCCACGGTATATAATAACCAAGCAAATAACAATTTCTATAGCAATGTTTCAACGAGCGAGACTCAACCTGTAATAGGAGCAGGCGGCGCTCAAGATGGTTTTCTCTCCCCTGTCACCTTCGACTAACCAAAAACACACGAGGTTCCCCGATGATCCGCGCAATCGCAATCGCAATTCTCATTACACTTTCTTCCGCCGCTGAGTCCCCTTCCGAATTCGTGAATAGGGCAATTTCTCCTTATGTTATTTCTGTGATCTCACCAGTTCAGGAAGGGGATCGATCAGACCCAGGCCATATCTTCCAGGTGCAGACTATAGTCTCCAAGGACGCAGAGGGTAACGCGAGAAAGGTTACGCAAAAGTTTACCCCAGATGGTGCAGACAGTTTTGTAATGATCAATGGCTTGATCAAAAACTTTGACCCGGCAGGGCAACCGGAACTGAGCGTCCTATCTATTGGTTCTGGCCTGATGAAGAATTGGGAAGGCACTGTACCTTCCCTTGAGCTAGGGGAAGGAGAGATCTACTACCCCTTTGGCCCTACTCTGGTCCTTCAAAGTTCTATCTTACTCCGAGGCGAAAAGATACAGGAGTTCAACCTGCCGGTGATGAAATTAACATTTACCGACGGGACTCAAATTGTCGCGGCGCTTTGGATGGAGTACGGTAAACTCTACTGGCACGAAGCTGCCCAGTAGTTAACCTAGGACCTCATCGTCCATCAGGGCGATGGGGTCAGGCCACTCTACGGAAAGACCAGTATGCTCGCACCAAGCTCTGCGGGAATCCTCTAAGTCATAAAGATTAGTGAAGTACACCGGCCTGCTCATCGTGTTACCACTGGCCAAGATTATTGGGTTCCTGCTCCGCTTTTTCCCCAACGAGGAGGAGCAGCAACGCATAAGTTCCTCAATTTCCTTGGCTATTCTGGTGGAGGACTTCCTACCTGTAGGGCAGCTACGCTTGTAGTCCTCAACCAGCATCTCTACAGCAACTTGGGTCTTCCACGTTTCGTGGTCATCTAACCAGTAGCCACGCTCAAGTTTGTTATAGAACCACTCCATATGGTAGGGCATTGAAAGTAACTGCTGCTCCTGAAGGGCTTCTGTCCTTGGAGCAAGCCGTACTTGGAACCCAGTAAGGTCGAGGTGCATAAGATGGTAGAGAAGCGCCTCGTAGCCCCCCGATGAAAGCTGGGCCTGCATATCCAAAAAGTAAGGAATGTCCTGCCGGTGGCTCTCACCCACATCCAGCACGAAAAATCGGCGCTCATCCCCAGAGCTAGGCACTACCCACTTGTCGTTTGACGACATAATTATGTGCAGGCAGCTTTGCTGGGCTGCGATGTCGATGCCCTTCTTTTCGACGTTAAGTAGGTCCTCGGTAACCAACCCCTTCAGGACACTCTCGTGTGCTTTATCCCCAGCATAGAAGGCTTCGTCACCGAAAAGCACAATACAATCCTGTAAATGTGCATTGAACTGGCCAGTGATATGCCGAGAGTTTGTCACCTGCATGAAATGACGCCCAAAAAGCTTTCCGAAATGATCAACAGCTTGGCCTTTACCTACTCCCTTCTTTCCCCGCAGCACGACTGCAACCTGCCCAGGCTGGTTGGGATGCTGTACGCAACTAGCCATCCACTTAGTCAGGTAGTCGTAATATACATCATTGCCATTGCATACCACATCCCGTAGGTGAGATAAATAAAGGTCACAACAACCCTTAATAGGAGGAAAGGAAAAACCTCTCCATAGGTTAAATGCATTTGGGATTTCACGTTCTGGGGCGAAAACCAGGGTCTCGTACTGGCGGCGCTTTGGGTGGCGCAACCACCATTCCGCCAGCGGAGTTAGTTTAGTCTCGCCATTCTTTGACGTTGTCTCCTTGAATCTATTGGCGTAGGCTGCTTTGAAATCAGTGGGAGCCATGTAAGTCAAAGCAGTCCGGTCAGACTTCGCACCGGGGACAATAACCTCTGTGGTAATGCGGAACTTTCCTCCCATGTTCTGGATGCAGGCATACTTCTCATTTAGCTGCATTAGTTCTGGATCAGCAACAAACTGCTTGGCTCTGCTGATCTGTCGCATAGCATAACGTCTACAAGCCGAAGCTGACCCCTTGTCCAGGACAGACGCGCTAATCCTATAGTCTGGGTCCAGCAAAATCGAGAAAATGAGGGCATCTGCCACATCTGCTTCATGTAGGCGGCAACAAACCCACAAGAGTGCAGCAGAGCGATCCCCTTCCCATCTGCCCTCCTGAACGGGATCTTCTCCTGAGATAATAACAGCTTTCACGCTGTCCTTCACCGAGGTAGGTAGGTTGTCTAGGTCTACATAAGATGCGGGTTCCATTGGATCGACATCGACTTCACAGCTAGGGTCGTAGTCCAACAAAAGCCCAGAATCCTGGGTGAGTGGCATTGAATTGAACTCGGAAAGAGAGTGGCTTTCTTGGTCGTAGTAGACTACAGTGGCAAGAGACTCTTTTTGGCCTCTAATAATCTTCTTTGCATTAGGGAAATTAGTAGTGTAGGGCAGACGCATGATCCGGTCCACGTTGTGGCAGTGATCAGCATTATATTTACGCTCCAAACTTCTGTTATAGGAAGCAGCGGTCTCGTAGGCTGTCTGGTTGCCTCGGATAGGCATCGGGTCCGTCAGACGCCAGAAACACTGGTACCCTCCCCCAGAGTCAATAACCAAGTTAGGCATCGGGGTGCCCTTCTGCGGGCTAAGGACCAATTCACTAATACGGACGCGCTCTTCTTGGAAGTCACACTTCTTATCGGGGTCTACATCTACATGCAGCCATGTAAGTTCTGATATATCCTCACGAGACGCCTTCTTAAACATTTGCCGTAAGGTGGGATTAACCCCAAAGTAGATGTTCTTTCCACAACTGGCGCTGACCGCCACCCACTTGAGAACCTCTTCTCCTGATGTAAAGCTGGCAGATACGGGAGGGCTTTCACCCTTTGGGTCGATAGCGGTCAAAAGCCAAGGACCGCCGGGGCGGTACCACGTCAGGAACTCAGACGAATTAGCAAACAACAGTAACCTGCCTTGGGAAGTAGGCGTTATCTATTTCCATCTTAAATCTCTTTGTAATCTCTGGGAAAGTTGCACGCCCGGTTTCGTGGTAGGTGACGGCAGAACAATGCAGACCAAGATCTTTCGCGACCTCTTCTCTGGAAAGTCTGAGTCGTCGGCGCATGAGCATGTCGTGTTCATTGATTGAGATCTCCGTAAGTGAGACATCGGCCTGCTCCCAAAGTGCAGATCTAGTGCAGATTAGGTCTGCGTATTTAGCTTGGGTGAGGCCAAGTCTTCGGCAGACAATGAAGTGGGCCTCTGATTGGGTGATATGCATAGTTTCTCCTTTAATTTTACAGAATCAAACAGCGGCAGGTACAATATAGAGTGGGCAATTAGTTCCTCCTTAGTGCTATGCCCAACAACCTCTGCGGCTACGGTGCCTGATAACAATAGCCATTCCTTCCGACATTGCAACAGCAAAAATGCATTACCCCCGCGAAACTCTCGACGGCGGAGCCAAAGTCGCTGCTCCTTGGTGAAGTGATCTATGCGAACAGGCGTCGTAGGCCGTAATGGCCAAGCCCGCAGCCACTTTAATTCTATCCACCCAAAAAGGTAGTTAACGTCAGGGGTGCCTTTAGCTACACTATTCTCGATAGGGACCGCATCCAGGCTCTTGAGGGCCTTAACTAAACGTCTACGCATATCAGACTCAGCCACTTTGCTCGGTCCCCTTTTTGATCATACATGCTCCATGGTAGGTCAGTTGGCAACAAATCACATCCACCCACATCGCGTTTCTCCAGCTCTGCGACTTCGCCTGGATGGTTTGCCAACTGTAGTCCTTCGAGGTGTTCATCCACGAGAAAGCTGGCCTCCTTCTTAGTGATGGTGGCCCACCCGAA